GCTTGCCGTCTTGGAACGTGATCTGCGTCATGCCGATGTCGCCGTCGCACAGGTGGCGATGCTGTACCACTCCAGGCACGGCCCGGTCGTGTTGTGCCCGAGCAACTGAATGGCGGTGCTGGAGTATCCCGCAATCGTCGTCAGGTCCACGCCGCCGAGCGTCAACACGCACGCGGTGTTCGTCGGCGCGGCCTGGAGCTCCACTACGACCGGGTCAGTCGTGTATTTCACCTTGCCGAAGATGACGTACCGCGTCTCGCTCGTTGCGGCCGTTTTGAACCCGACCGCTGGCGTACAGAGGTTCAAGACGCTCGCCGTGTTCGGCGTGCTGGTGACGCCGTAAAGCTTTACGGTCTTATACGTGTTGATTGCCCAGTCGCCCGTGAACGTGGCGAGCTTGAGCCCAGCGGGCATCGTCTCGTTCACGCTCCCCCACGTCGGCCCGCTCTGCCCACGGTCGCCCTGCTCAACGAGCCGCACGACGCGAGCAATCCGCTCGGCCGCACCGCGAGTGAAGTCAACCCGAGCAGTGGACACGACTCACCTCTAGCGGCTACGAACCGAAGTAATCCGACATGGAAATCTGCCGATAGATGCGGCGTTCGAGAATCGCAGGCGGCGTGTTACCGGCTTGCTTGCCGCCGCTGCCGTTCAAGGCAATCGGGTTCGCCGACGCAATCTCTTCGCCGTCCGGTCCCTCAACCGTCGCTCGCTTCTTCGTGCCGCCCTCGATGACGTTGAAGCCAACGTCGGGCAAGAGCAAGTTCCACCCTGTTTGTCTCGCCAGCAGTTCCACCGTGACCTTCCAGTACCACACCGTCTGTCCGCCCACGACCTCGCTGACCGACTCGCCGCTGATGCCCTGGACCTTCACGCAGTTCGCCGCGAAGCCGAGATACGTCGAGTCGTTCACGCAGTTTGTAATAGCCGCCGCAAGAGCAGACGGGAACGCTTGTCGGGCTCCGGTGATGGTGATTTTCTGCTGGGCCTCGTCAACCGTGACGCCCTCGAAGAAGTCCCCGGCGGAGTTCGTCAGCGGCTTTTGCGTGGTGCCGTCAAAGTAGGTCAACGCCGGAACCGCGACGCCTTGCGTGGCGAACTTCCAGGTGTCGCCGCGTTCCCACGGCATCGGGTCCCAGCCCTCTTCGCTCTCGCTGACCTTGTATTTCGCCGTCACGGTGGCGACGAGCGTTCCATCCTCTTCGGAGAGTTGCTCCTGCACATCGACAGAAACCACCGTGGCGAGCGGGTTGTCTGGATGCGGCGAGCCATGCGACACGCCGCACATCGCCACTATCTCATCCGCGCTGCGTGGCGACAGCATGACCACGCGAAGCGTCCGCGTGTATTCGGGAGACGAGCCGAGTGGATGCGTCGCTTCGCGGCCCTGCTCCGAAATGCTCTCCAGAACACCGCTGCCAGGCGAAGCGCCTTCCGGTGTGCCGACCGTGCCGTCTCCGTTGATGTCCTCGTTGACCGAATCTTCGAGCGACCGCACATCGTCCAGGCTCAGATCTGTGCTGCTGCTGTAGACGCCTGCCGAGTTGAGCGACCACGAGACGAATCCGCCCTTCGGCTTCGCCAGCACAAGCTCAAACCCGCCAGACTGCTGCCGGGCACCAATGGCAACCAATCCGCCGCCGGGATACGAGTCGGACGCCTGGGCACCGTCATACGTTACCGGGTAGGTGTTGCCACCGGATTGAATCGCATACCCGGTATCGTCAGTGCCGAACGCGACCGAGCCCCAGGTTCTGATAGCAGAGAACGACATCAGCCCGTGCCCTCCAGGATCTCAATCCGCTGGGCGTTGAGGTTCGCAATCTCCTTGCGAATCTTCTCCAGTTCGGCCCGCTGCTTCTTCGCCTCGGCCACCGCAGGGTCCTCTTTCAGCGTGTCGAAGAAGTCCGAAATGCCACCGCTGCGGATGTCGCCAATCTGGACGGCCCCCGTGCGGATGCCTGCTAGTTCCTCGGCCCGCTCTTTCTCGATTTCAAATTGCTTTTCGAGGAGCTCCGCTTCCTTCTCGTACATCTTCTCCGTGACCTTGGCGGCTTCCTGCAAGCCCTTCACGCGGTCTTCAAACAGCTCTTTTTGCCGGGCGACTTCAGCGTCGAAAGCGTTTTTATTGAGGATGCCGTCCTTCACGGCGGCCTTCGCCTTCTCGATGCCCTCGGTGAGTTGCGACGCGGCGATGGCACCTTCGTTGCCGAACTCACCAGCCTTGTCGATGAGCCCGCCGATGCCCTTGTCAACGTCCGCGAACGCCTTGTCAAAGCCTTCGTTGAATCCCTGTGCCGCTTCCTCCGAACGGTCAATAAGCGACTGCTGCAACTGGTCGAGTTTCGCCAGCCGTGCAGCGAGCCGGTTCGCCTCTTCCGTGGCACCGGCCGCACGAGCGTCAGCAAGCGCCGCCTCGGTGCGGACGATTTCGTTGTTCGTCGCCGTGATGTCCTGGGAGAGCTTGTCGATGGGCTCTTGGAGGTCGAGCAGTTCGTTGACCCGCTTGGCTTCCTCCGTGGCAATCTTCGCCGCCTCTTCGGCTCGCCGCTTGGCTTCGTCAGCCGCCTTCTTCTGCGACTTGCTCAACTCGTCGGCACTCTTCGCGGCACTGTCCGCAGAGCCAGCCAAAGCCCCCGTCGCGTCACTGGCCGACTTCGTAGACCGCTCGATGCCCAGGAAACTCTCGGCCAGCGACAAGAGACGGCCGACCGTTCCGCCGATGGCCGACGCAATCGTGCCGAACACGCCAGCCACCGAGCCGAACACGCTGGCGATGATGCTGCCGATTCCCTGCAACGCCGAGCCGAGCCCGGTGAACTCGAGGAATTGACCGACAACGAGCGAAATGGCTGTTGTGATGATTGTCGAAATGCGGCTGATGACACTGCTTGCCGCTTCGAAAGCCGACCCGATTGCGTTCGCAGCGGCGCTAAACCCAGAGCCAAGCAAGTCCAAAACCGGCGTGAACAAATCCCCAAGTGGCTCAACGAATACATCAGTGATGATGCCGATAGCGGTGGAGAAAATGTCAGCGAGTCCTTCAACGAGGCCCGCAAACGGCGTGAGTAAGTTCTGGCCGAGCCCCCTTATGGCAACAAACACGCGGTCGAACGCGCCGCCTAAATCGTCAACGCGCTGCTTGTCTAGGTCGCTAAGAGTTGCGCTAAACCGATCCATGTCATCGGCAGCGCCAGGGATGTTGCTGAAAAACGGAAGTAGCTCTGCACCAGCTTTTCCAAAGAGTTGCGTGGCGGTGGCGCTTCGCTTCGCCGGGTCTTCGATTTTCCCCAAAGCCTCGCCGATGAGCAGGTATTGCTCTTGCGGGTCGAGCGATTTCAGTTCCTCTGCCGTTACGCCAATAGACGCCAAGGCTGTCTGCGCCGCCTTGCTCTCCTCATCAACGCCCAAAAGACTTTTTTGCAGCCGCCCGAACGCCGCACTTACCGTGTCGATGCTCGTGCCGCTGCGGCGTGCCGCCTCGTCAAGCACCTGTACGAACTCAAACGACGTGCCGAGCTTGGATGCAGTATTGCCTAGCTTTTCGACTCGGTCTTCCAGCGTAGATAAACCGCTCACAACCGCCGTGGCAGCAGCCCCAAAAGCCGCAACGCCAGCGGCAGCCAGCGTGAACGGGTTAATAAGGCTCGTCAGCGATGAAACGATGCTAGAAAAGCCAGACGCAAGGCCGGTAGAAAACACCCTCGCAAGCCCCTCGCCTGCACTGGTCAGGCCCGAGATCCGCCCCGCGATGTCGCCAAGCGGGCCGGGAATCGCAGCAAAAACGCCGGTCAGTTCGTTGAACTTCAGGGCTTGCTTCGATGTCGCGTCAGCGTTGCCGTCAGCAGCAGCGGTGGCCTTGTTGAGGATTTCGGTCTGCCGGCCAATCTCGGCGTTCAACTGCTCTTTCGTCAGCAGCCCAGCACGCTCAAGGTCTTGTGCCTCTTTGATGGCGGCGTCGTAGGTCTTTTGGGCACGCTCCACAGAGGAGAGGTTGGCCTCGATAATCTTGGCGGCAGCGGCTTTTTGGTCCGCGAAAACCTTTTCTGCGGCAGCAGCCGCTTCGGCCTCGCCGCTGAACTCTCGCCGTGCCCTTGCCGCCGTCTCTTCCGAGATGACGCCTTCGTTCAGCAGTTGCTCAACGCGAGCAAGTTGAACCGCACGCTGCTCTTCGGCGGTCGAAAACCGCTCTGTGAGGCTCGCCCCTTCGCTCATCAGCGATTGCCGCTGACGTTCCGCCTCGGCGGCAGCGGCGGCGGAGCCACTTACGTCAGCGAGTGCACGCTGGTAGGTCTCTTCGGTGATTGCTTGGTCTTTGAGGAGTCGGTCAAGTTCCGCAATCGACGCGGCACGCTTCTCCTCTTCGGTCGTGTATTTCCGCGTGACCTCAGCACCACGCTCAAACGTGGCAGCCTGCTGCTTGGCAGCCTCTTCGATGGCTCGGAAACTATCGGCAAACTCCTGGGCCTGGATGGTCCCCGCCTTGCGGGCAGCAATCAGATCATTGAGCGATTGCTCGGTGGCCGCCTGGGCGCGAGCCGCCGCCTCGCTCGTGCCCGTGAACTTGTCGAATACGCTCGAGACCTTGTCTGTCTCCTCACCCAACTGGCGCAACGCCTTCGACACCGGGTCGAGCTTCAAGCCCGACGCGTCGGCGTTGATTCTCAGTGCGAGCGAAAGGACGTTAGCCATCGGGCAATTCCAGGTCGCCAAGCCCGAAGGCTTTGCGAAGTTCCATCAGCGAAGCCATATCCTGCGATTCATGCTGTGGCGGTCTTTCGACCGGCACAAAATCATCCGGCTTGGGCCGCTTGCCCTTCTCGCAGTGCGGCGCGAGCAGAGCAGCGACCACAAGCCCATTCTGCCGCCATGAATCCGGCAGAGCCGAGAACCACCGCGTATACGCGATGTGTTCCGACAACTCTGCCGAAGTCATGCGGCGGCACAACTCACCCTGGGTCATCCGAAGCTCGCGGGACAAAGCGACGATGAATCGCCGCGTCGGCCTCGCGTTCAGGATTTTCCCAGTTCCTTCACATCCTCCTCTGTCATCCGGTTGTGTGACATGGCCGCATCGAACAGCCGCCCCATGACCGCGCCTGACTTCTTCGCCAAGGCCGCTTCCTTGTCGCGGAAAAGCAGGTTGCCCTTGTCATCGCACAGCACGCGAGACAGGTACTTCGTGCGGAAGTTGTCGATGCCCTTGTCCTTCTGCCCAATCCACATGCGTTCGTATTCGTCACGCTCGCCCACGGACATGACGCGGATATAAACGTCGCCGCCCCACTCGGGGACGCTGACCTTCTTCAGCCCCATATCGTCCGCTGCGAGAATCTGCTCTGCCGTCAGTGACATTCGGTTCGCTCCTAGATGGTCTCGATGTTGCCTGCCCGTGAGGACACCGATAGCAGCGTAAACCTGTGTGCAAGTTGCACGGCCCCATTGACCGTGGCACGAGTCACCTGCCCCGAATACTGGGCAACGCCATGCCACAGCACGAGACGTTGCGTGGCACTGATTCGCACGGTAATCAGCAGCGTGCGGGCGAAGCCGATGAGAGACGGCTTCAGCCCCGTCATCGACAGGCCGGTCAGCGTGATCTCGCCGGTGAGCCGGAAGAAACTTCGCCCGGCAGCAAGGCGATTTGTCGTAGGCGCAGTCTCGGTCTGCAACGCCTGCGAAATATCAAGCTCCTGCACCTCTTGGAGCGTTTCAAAGCCCCAGGTGAACGTGAGCCCCTGTGCCGGGATTGCCATCGCGGCCTCCCGTCAGCGGGAGACCGTGAGGACGCCCTGACCGCGAATCGCGTCATTCGTCGCCAGCGTCAGCGTCGAACTCTGGACGGTGCAGTAGCTCGCGGTCGTGCCGCCGACCAGCGTGGCCCCGGCGACCGTGATGTGATACGTGCCGGTCGCGCCGTCGAACAGCACCGACTTGCCGAGGTAGTCGAACGTGATGGTGCGACCGCTGCCGCCATCGTCAGCCGGGAGGACGAGCGGCGTGTCCATCCGCAGGGCTTGCTCACCCGTGGTCTGCCCGAGGTGGGCGATGTCAATCCTGGCGTCGGCGGCAGCGCCGGGGTTCGTGTTGGACAGCACGATGTTCGTCACGACGTAGGTGGCACTGACGCCGTCGAGCGAAATCGTGAGCTTCGTGCCGGAAGACGAAACGCCGGTATCATGCGGAGTCGAGAAGGTCGGCATTATTCAGGGCCCCAAAGGACTTGGTAGGTTTGCGTGACCGAATACACCGGCGGCAGGTCGCCGCCTGCCAGTTGGACGAAGCCGTCCGACTCATTCAGCAGGCTGACGAGCCGAACGCTCACGTAGTTTCCCACGCCACCGCCCCACCCATCCAGACACCGCCGGGCGGCATCCGCCAACTCTCTTACTGCCTCGTATCCCTCCGCGAACAGGTCCACCGCGAGCGTCACGGTGGGCATCCCCACGGGGCCGGATAGCGACTGCTCACGCTGGACACCTTGCCGCCGCCAGGTGGCGAACGGCAACGCCGCCGACGCGGGGGCAATCACCGGATAGACGCGGCCCGCCACAATCGACGCCACGGCGGGGTCCGCTATAAGCAGGTCGGCCAGCACTTTTTCGGGGGCCTTGAAACTCAATCCACACCTCCCGTCGCGGATCTGGTCAGGGTCGCCAACGCCTGCTCCAGGGACAGCCGCAGTTCCCGCTGGAGGATTTCCGCGACCTGGGCTTGGGTCTGGTTGAACGCCGTCTGGAGCGGCGGCCGACCCGTAGACCCGCCGACCGGCATGGGCGGAATTGAGATGGGCGTGGACGATTTCTTGAAGAACGCCTGCGGCGTGCCCGGCTCGGTCTGCACCCGCTGGCCGCTCTGCCCGCGTGGCATCCTGGGCGTTTTGAGCATCCGAAACTCGCCGAGCCGGTTGTAGCTCGATGCGATGTATCCGCCCTGCCGCTTCACCTCGTGCGTCACGACATCGACGGTCTTGCCCGATTTCATCCGCCGAACGTGGCCGAGTCTCGTGTACGGCTTGTCCGCAGGCTTCGTCACCATGCGTTCCTTGGTGCCGTTCTCTAGCCACCACTGGTGAAACGCCCGGTCCTTCCCAGCCCGCACGCTGCCGCCGGCGGCACTTGACGAATCCGCCCGCCCGGCCCGGCGATAGCCCACGATGCCGACCGCGACGCCGTCCAATCCGTACTCGACCACCTTGGACGTAACCGCCCGCTTCAGGTTGCCAGTCGGCCCGACAGGCGACACCTCCCGCAGCCGCATCTCAACGGGCTGAATCGCCTTCTCAATCGCCGCCGCGAGCAGCTTCGTCTTCGCCGGGTTGTCCTGCAGCGTGCGACCGAGGGCGTCCTGCAACTCGCGGAGCCCTTCCATTCGAACAGACAGGAAAACGCCAGCCGTCGCCATCAGTCCACCCGCTCGGTGCAGAGGGCTTCGTGTTCGCTGCGGTTGCCATGCTCGAGGAGCGACGCGATTTCCAGCACGCGACCACGCCACAGCAGACGCATCGTGCCGGTGAACCCGTCCACGTATCGCAGCCGCACGCGGTGGGAAATCTCCGTCAGCTGCTGTCCCTGAAGCAACACCTCGCGGCTCGACAGCCCCTCAACGCTGGCCCATCGTTCCGCGAACGTCGCCCACGATTGCACGGTCTCGCCGATGGCGTTCCGCTTCTCGGTCGCCTGCTGAATCGTCACACGCTCGCGGAGACGGCCTGGGTCAATCATGTGCCGTACAGGACCAGGGTGTAGGAGGCGGTGCCCGCCGTCGTGCTGACAACCACGGACGAACTCGCCTGGACGTTCGACACCACCGGGCCACCGTCACGGCTCCAGGCAGTCACGCTGCTGGTCGTGACGCGGCACAGCGTCGGCGACTGCATCGCCAGCCGCGTAAGCGTCATGCTCACCGTCTGCCCAGACGCATCGCGGTAGGAGAGCGTCGAAGGCAGCACCGACATGCCACCCGTGCCGACCGTGCCCGAGACGATGGCAACCTTGCCCGTCGTGTATTCGGTGGCGTCCTGCAGCGAGATGGTCTTGAGCGACTTTGCGCCGTCCGACGCGTCATCGTCGGCGAACTGCACGTCTACAGCGATGCGGCCTCGGATGCTCACTGATATGACCCCCACTTCGCGGAATCGAGCAAGGCTTTGACGCCGAACGGAATCTCCGAGAGGTTCACGGCGTCAGCCGCCATCCGCCGCTCGTACCACATGCCCACGAGCCACAGAATCGCGTTCTTGATTCGCTGCTCCACGGCAGACCCGCTCGCACCTTTGCCGCCCCACCACGTCACGCTGACGGCGTTGTAGTCGAGCAGATGGCTCGGCCATGAGCCGTTGTAGAGCGTGCGGATCACGCCCGGTGTGGCATCGCGGTCCACCCGATACTGGCTCGCGGAGAGCGTCGCCGTCTGCTGGCTTTCCATCGTGTAGGTGATGGTCACGGCCGTGACGGTGCCGCTGCTCGCCATCGGCGGCCGGGGCAGCTCGATTTCGCGGGGAAACGAATCGAGCGTCATCCGGTACCGGGTATGGACGAACGTTTCATCGCAGTACGCTTCGCACCACTCCCTCGCCGCCGTGATGAGCGACGAGAGGTAGGCATCGTCTGTGGACGTATCGACGCGGCAGTGGGCTTTCGCCTCCGCGAGCGTGACCGGCTCAACCGTCGGCGGCGTCAGTGTCTTGAGGCTTCGGAACCGCACGCTTCATTCTCCTCGGGGTGGCGTCGGCACGTTCGGCGTCGTGCTGGACGCTCGCCGATTCGAGCAGGTCCATCTGCCGCTCCCGCTCGGCCAAGCCGTCGCGGATGAGCCGATGAGCCGTCTCGTCCTCGCAATCGACCACCGCCCCGATGCGATAGGTCGAGTAGTTCTTCAGTAGTCTTATTTTCATGATTGGGGCACACTCCATGCAGTTTTAGGCTTACCGTTCGCCGTGTAATCCGACACGTACTGGAATACGGGCTTTTGCAGATCCTTGCCCGGCCAGACCGAGACCCATTCGCCGTGGCCGATTGAGACGCGAGGCGAGACGTAGACGCGGTTCCCGGCCTTGCGAAACTGCTTCCACATAAAAATGTCCGCGTCAGTTCTGCCGTCCCCGAACTCCCCGCGTTCGTTCGGGATGTCCTGGAACCATGGCTTCGGCGTCCGCTTCAGGGCCTTCGTGCTGATGAGCGTGCAGCCGAAGTGGGCAGAATCCACCTCCTGCACGGGCTCGGCGAACCACGACATAGGCAGGTCAGTCGAGCCGCTGGGCGGGTTGTCCAGCGTGCCCTTGAGCGTGAACATCGGGCGTCCGTCCTCCCGCTTTACCTGCAGCGGGGCGAGGGCGTCGCACTGAAACGCCATCGCCATGGCGACCAATTCCTCGACCGTCTTGCGGTCCCAGAACGAATCCATGTCGGTGCAGAGCAGGTATTCGGTCGTGTCCACGAACTGCTCCATGCACCGCTGCAACACCTGCCCCCAGAGGGCACCCTGCCCGAGCGTCGGGCGGATGCCGAGAGGCATCAGGGCTTGTGCCCATCCGAAGACGTTGCTCAATGGGCCGAATCGCGGCCCGCTCATGATGCACTCGATGCGAACGTCTACATCCGTTCCGCCGACTTTGACAATCATGCCTGACCTCAAAAACGAAGATGGCGGGCATGGCCTTGTGCCACACCCGCCATCCACTGTGCCTGTTGTGTCAAGCAGTTCAGCCGGAGAACTTCGACAGGGCACCCATCTCGGCAGCCGAGTCGGGACCAATCTCCGCACGGCCGAGCCGCGCCACGACGTTCGTGGCGAGCGAGCCGACCGCCTGAGCGTCAACCTTCAGGTAACGGCTCTTGCCGCGAAGGTCCACGTCCAGCCGCACGACCGACGCACCGCTCGTCACCGCCACGCTCGCAGCGGGAACGGACACGGTGTAAACCGCAGCCGTCGCCGCCGTGGTGTCGCCCTGGAGGAGCGACAGCGAGTTGAGGACGCTCGCCGCCGTATGGCTGGCGGTCGAACTCTTGTCCACGACCACGTCGATGGACGCATAGGAAAAGCCCAGCGTGTCGAGGGTCAGGGTCGCCGTTCCGGCCGTGCCAGCCGCCGAAGTGCCGACAACGGTTTTGGTTGCTTCGAGAAAGTTCACTGGTCAGGTACTCCTAGAGGTTCAGGGGTCAGGCGGCAAACCGGAGGGCAACGATGGGACCGGCGACGGTCGTGCTGCCCAGGTCGTGAGCCACGCTCGCCATGCGGGCGGTGGCGAACGTGAGCAACTGGTCGAACTCGACGAACCGGCTGGCGTCGGTCTTGACGCTGACCTCACGACGGATGCCCATCGTGCAAGCCTGCGACAAGTCGCCGAACAGGGCAGCCACCGCGTTGCCCGTGCCGGTCAGCCTGCTCTCAAGCGGATGGCACAGCACGACCGGGTAGCCAAGGAACTGGAGGCCAGCCCCACCGGCCACGTCGGCACCGTTGTTGCCACCAGCCGCCATCAGCAGCCGCAGCATCGACGAGCCGTAGCCAGCCGGGCTGATGTACCACTTGGCGTTCCGGTTCCGAGCGTACAGCGGGAGCCGGGCGACCACGTTCGTGAAGTCGAGCAGGTCCAACTGGTCGAACACGTTGTTGCCGGTCGCAGCCGCCACGACGCTCGCGGAGTGCGTGCCGTCGATAATCGACGGCGCGATGCCGTTGATACCGTGGTCAGTGCCCGAGCCAGTGCCGATGAAGCCCACGCGGTCGTAGGTCTCGGCAAAAGCCTGAGCCACCTCAACCGCCATCGCGTCGGCAAGGTCGATGACCGAGTCCTCGACGAGCGACACCGGGATGCGGTTATCCACGCCCCACAGCTTCGCCACGAGCTGCACGTTGTCGAACGTCGCATCGCTGGTCAGCGGAGCGGCGTTCTCACCGATGGCCCGAGCGGTCAGACCGCCGGTGCGCCGAGCGATGAGCAGCGTGTCGCTGTTCATCGTCACGACGCGGGCGTTGGCCTGGTAGGCACCGAACTCTTCGACCAGCCGGATGATCTCGCTGGACATCTCGGGATTGGTCAGGGCACCGCCGAGGGCGTTGATGCCGCCAGCCTGGGCACGGCACTCGACGCCGTGATCCTCGCACCACCGGCGAGCCTCGGCGTCACCGAACAGGGTGGCCTTGACGCTCATGCCCGCACGGTAGGCCCGCTCTTCGCACTTGAAACCGCGAAGGGGGCGGTGATTCTTCGGAACGGCGTAAACCTTGGCACGGCTTTCCACGGCGGGAGCCTCCTCGGGGGTCTCGGTCTTCTCGACTCGCTTGGCCGGGGCACCACGCTCCAGCACGGCGCGGAGTTCCAACTCCTTCGCCTGCACCCGCTGCAGGAACTCAATCCGCTCGCGGAGCTTGTCGGCCTTCGTCTCAAGGCTGCGGAGCGACGCCTCTTGCTCGTCGGTCATGGGCGCGGCGGAAGCCTCTTCGCCCTCGGGCGCGTCATCGGTCATCGCCTCCATCTCGGCGACAACGGCGGCCAGTTCGTCGAGCAGTGCCTTGATCTTGTCCACGGTTCGCTCCTAGTTCGGGGACGGCGACCGATGCCGCCGATACCCCGAACCTAGAAAGCGAACCCCCGACCCATGCAGTTATGCCGGGCCGTTAGTAAACAACTTTCGCCGCGCGACTTCGGAGGCTGGCAGCAGTTGCTTGTCGGTGCAGCCGCAACGCGGGCACCGCAGATAGCGAGTCTGGTACTCGCCAGACCGCTGCGACGACGCCACCGCAAGGCGACCCTCGCGGCACTTCGGGCACGAATCACCACTAGCGGCCATGCGTTTTCAGGAAGTCTCGGTAGAAGTTAGCCCGTGATTCCAGATACTTGCGGGCCTCATGTTCACGCCGCGACTGCTCGCGGAACGCATCATACGACCGCTTTGCCACCGTCACGTCCGCATCGGGATAGGCCGGGAACGTCACCGGGCCAACGTCCAGCAGCGTGTCCACGCGGGTGATGGTCCGCACGCTGCGGCCGTCCTCAACGCTCCACGCATCGCCACCGCTCGGGACGGTGAAGGAGAACGACGAGCCCTTCACGATGCCCGCCCGAATGTTGCTGGCGATGTCCCGCCCGTAGGTCGTGTCGGGCACTGGGAACTCATACCGCAGGCCAACGTCATCGACCGAGAGCTTGAGCGTGCCGGGATAGCGGGCCAGCGGGAAGTTGGCGTCGTGGTTCCACAGGGCTCGCGTCTCTAGCGGCTTCTTCCGCCCGCGTCGCTCTTGGACGATGCCGAACGCACTGGGGTCGATCCGCTCGATGAAGTCGCCTAGGTCGAGGCTGTTGACGCCGAACTTCGCGGCGTAGCCGACAATCCACTGCGACTCCGCACCGTCTTCGCTGCGGCTCTCGATGCGGAGCAGGGGCAGGTCGGTCGATTCCTCTTCGTACAGGCTGCGGCGTTCGACGGCCATGCTGCGGTCCTCCTCGTCTGCGGCGTTCATCTGTTCAGTCAGTTTGTTGGCCCACGCTTGGCCGGGGTCTCCGCCCCAAAGCTAAAGCGCCCAGGCGATGCGGCCGGCTGATGGAAAGCCGTCCTCGCCTGGGCGGAAGCCCTTTCCTTGCTTGTCCACCTCGTGACGAGCAAAGTAGCTCGCCATGCGTCGGGCGGTGTCGGGGGAGATGTTCGTGCCATTGGAGAGGTCGCGGGCGCGAGCAACGCCGACTGCCGTGCCGCCTCGGCCGTACTCGCTTCGCCACGCCAGACCCTTCGCCGCTTCCTCGCGGACGCCAGCCGGGGGCGTGAAGTCGATGTGGTCATACCGTGCCGCCATCGCTGCCCTTCTTCCTGCGGCTTCGCTTCGGCTTCTCCAACGGCGGCGATTCCGGTTCGGGTTCGCTCCGCACGAACTGCGGCGAATCGTCCACCCACACGTCCACCTCGACGCCAGCCTCTTTCGCGGCTTCGTCCTTCAGCCGCTCGCCGACGAGCAACACCTGCGAAAACGCATCGGCGTACTCGCCCAGTGTGTCGGTGACGGTCTGCCGGTTGTCGGCGGTGTCGGGCCGACGGCTGACCATCACGACCGTGTTGCCGTCCGCAACCGCCTTGCGTGCGAACTCGCCCCACAGGGCAGGGTCGGCGGCGAACGTCCGGTCGAAGTCAATCGAGACGGTCATCGCCCGCGACGCCGGGAGCGAACGACCGAACGCGGCCGGTTCGTTGGCCGGTTCCGCAGGGACCGCCGGGGGCGTGTTTTCGGGTACGCCCGCGAGAATCGCGTCAATCTGCTCCGGACGCATGGCCGGGAAGGCTGCCGCAACCGCTGCAGCGGCACCGGCCCTAGTTAGGACGCCTGTGGCAACAGCCTGCAGGATTGCGAGCAGCCCCGTGATTTGGGCACCGTTGAGCGACACGTCAGCCACCTGGGGCTCGGCATCGCTCGCCGGTGCAGATTCGACAGGAGCCTCGGCGGCAACAGGCTCGACCGCCGGAGCCATCGCCAGCCGGGCCGCAGCGTTCGCCTGCTCAAGCGTCTGGAAGTTGAGCGGCACCACGCGGATGTCGCCGCCGTCCACCGGATTCAGATTCTCCAGCCCGCGAATCTCGTTGACGCTGAAGACGCCCAACTGAGCCATCGTGTTGTAGAACGCCGACCGCCCAGCGGCATCGGCACGCAACGCACCGCGAACGTCGAACTCCGCGAACGTCTCGTCATCCGTGAGCAGGTCGCGGGTGATGGCCGACTCAAACCGCCGCAGCCAGGGCATCAAGCCGTTCTGCACGTAGTCGAGGCTCTGCTGTTCGATGTTGCTGAACGACGAACGCGACAGGTCGCCCACGAGATGCGGCGGCACGCCGTAGATGCGGCACACCTCTTCGACCGCAAACCGGCGGCTCTCAAGGAACTGGCTTTCCTGGTTGTTCCCGCCGAACGAGTCGATTCTCAGCCCGCCCTGCAAGACCGCCACCCGATGGCTACGGTCAGGGCCACGATGCGCCCGCTCCCACTGGTTCCGCGTGTTCTCTGCCGCCTCGGGCGAAAGCATCTGGTCCGTGGTCAGCACGAGCCCCGGCCTGGCTCCATTCCCAAAGAACGCCGCCCCGTGGATCTCCAGGGCACGGGCCAGCCCGATGGCATCGCCAGCAATCTCGACCGGCACCATGCCGTTGACGCCGTCATCCGACAGCCATCGCAGGTGCATAACCGCATCCTGCGAGTAGACCGTCGATGAGCCACGGTCTTCCCGGTACGTGTACCGCAGCCGCCCGTTCTCCAGGCGGTCCACCTTCATCCGCGAGGGGTGCAGAGGAATCAGTTGCCGCGAGTCGCCAGCCCCGCGAATCTCACAAAACGCATTGCCATGCGTCAGCAGGTGGAGCATGAGTGTTTCACGCCACTCGTAGCTCGTCTGCCACTCGTTCGGCGTCGTGTGCAGCAGCCGATACAGCGGGTTGTCGCGGGCTAACTCCTTACCGCCGCCAGCGAGCCGCCGATAGAGGTTGAGCGGAAGCCCAGCCACCGACGCCGACAGCACGCGAACGCACGCCAGCACGACCGTCGCCCGCAAGGCACTCTCAGGGTCAACCCGCACGCCAGACGGATTGCGACCGCCGCCAGCCCAGCCGCCGGATTCGTAGTCCCAACTGCGGGAGTCGCCTTCGGGGAGCCACAGGATGCGGGTGTTTTGGGCAATCATAGGATGAGGATGGAGGGCTCGGCGGTCTGCTGCGGTTTGTAGGTCGCGTGGATGCCTATCGCCATGACCAACGCCACGATGCCGTCGATCCGCTCGGCGGAACCGTGCTTCGGCTTCACGGGTTTGATGTTGCCTGCCGCATCGACCTTCACGCTGGCGTTGCCCGCCATCCACGCCAAGATCGAGTTGCCGCCGTGTCGCAGCCGACCGGAGGCAATCAGTGCTTCCAGTTGCTTCGACGGGCTAGACATCGAGCCCATGCCCTGCCCGAAACCTACCACCTCAAGCCCGTCCCCTTGCAGTTGCAGGGCGAGTTGGGTGGCGTTCCATCTGTCGATGCCCACCTGCCGCACGTTGTATTTTTTGGCGAACTCGTTGATGTCGCGGCGGATCACGTCGTAGTCAGTGACGTTGCCGGGGGTCATGGTCAGCCCGGTGTTCGGATCTTTCGCCCACACCGTGTACGGTACGCGGTCCCGCTTCTCCCGCTCCTGGGCGTTGTCGCCGGGAATCCAGAACCGGCACAGCACGTCCACCGAGCCGTCCTCGGCGGGGAACACCGCGACGAACGCCGAGGTGTCGTAGGTGGTCGCAAGGTCCAGGCCGCACCAACACGGCCTCCCGTCGAGCGGAGCGGGCGGCGTAGCGGCACAGGAGTCCCAGGCGTCCATCTTGATCCAGCGAGTGTCCTGGGCCGTCCACGTATTGAGCCGGTATCGCTTGAAGGCATTTTCCTTGGTGTTGGAAAGTTGGGCCTCGCGGCAGTCGATGGCGAAGTCCTCGGGCTTGATCGTCACGCCCCATGACGGGTTCGCCTTGGGCCACGTCGTTTCGGCCGTCCAATCGTCTTTCTCGTCGGCTTCGTAGATGCACGGATAGAAGGCGGGATCGTGCTGCCAATCCCGCAGCACGGCCTTGGCGTAGGCGTACTGCTCGTAGCAGATCGAGTTGCGGTCGTAGCCCGCCGTCGTGATCGAGCAGAGGAGCGGCTGGGCTCGGGCCGCACCGCCGTAGCGGAGTGCGTCCCACAGGCGGCGGTCCTTCTGGGCGTGAAGCTCGTCAAACAGGAGCCCGTGGATGTTCAAGCCCTCGGCCCGGAAGGCGTCCGCGGACAGGACGCGGTAGAACGACGCCTCCTTGCGAAAGGCAATCGTGCGACGGGAGTCGATGACCTCCAGCACGCGGGAGAGTTGCGGCGAGGCACGGACCATCGCCGCCGCCTCGCGGTAGACCAACGATGCTTGCTCGCGGTCGGCAGCCGCGCCGTAGACCTCGGCCCCGTTCTCCCCGTCCATGACGAGCAGGTAAAGGCCGATGCCCGCTAGCAGCGTGGACTTGCCCGACTTCTTCGCGGTCGAGATGTAGGCGACGCGGTAGCGGCGGGTGTCATCCGCGACGCGGAGCCAGCCGAACAACTCGGCCAGCATCTCGGCTTGCCAATCGAGCAGCGTGAACGGCTTGCCTGCGAACCGCCCCTTGCTGTGCCGCAGCCACTCTTGAAAGAACTCCAAGACGTGCGTGGCCCGCTCGGGCGAGAAATAGAAATCAAGCCCTTGCTTGATCGCCTCGTTTTTTGACAAAGGCTGCAACCGGGTCTTCGTCGGCGTTGGCATGGATCGTCACCTGTGACCGACTGCTCGGCGTCAACCCGAACTCCTGCTCCAGCCGCAGAAGGTCTTTGTGCTTTGCCTTCTCGTCTACAGCCCACGGGGCAGGCTGGCTCCACTTGATTCGCAGCTTGCCGTCCGTGCGGTTTGGGTCGGGCTCAAAGTGCGTGATCTCGCGGCCGAGGCTCTTGCACTTTTCGCGTGCCCGCATCCAATCCCCCCAGATGATGCAATACCGGGCAAACGATTCGGTGTCAGCCTCGGTCATGACCCGCATGCGACGCAGGATCGGCACGGCGTAGTTCCACTTCATCAAGGCGAACGGATCATCCTTGACGAAGTCCGGTGCGGCGAAGTCCTCCAGCAGCGACGGCGTCGGCTCCGCTGCGTTCAGCGTCTCCTTGCTCGGGTTGCCGCGAATGTATTTGAGGATCGACGGTTCGGGGGCGGGGCCGCGTTTGCCCATCAGATGAACTCCATAAGTTCTGCACGGGATGCAGGTTCGTCCTTCATGCAACCTAGCACGCAACTTGTAATCATTTCAGCGTCTGGCTGGCGGACACCCCGGCATCCCATGCACGAATGGTGAGCCTTGACCACGACGCCGACGCCCTTGGGCAACAGGTGGTCCATCAACGCCTGGGCGATCTGGTTCGTCATTCGCTCCTGAACCTGCGGGCGTTTGGCAAACACCTCGACGAGTCGCGGAATCTTCGACAGGCCGATGACGCGGCCATCTGGCACGTAGCCCACAGCGGCGGTGCCGGTAAACGGGAGCAGGTGATGCTCGCACATGCTTGAGAACCGGATGCCGCGAACGACCACCATCTGGTCGCTCGTCTCGTTGAACACCGTACCGAGCACGCTTCGCGGCTCGACCGCGAGGCCGGATGTCATCTCACGAAACGCCTTCACCACACGCTTCGGCGTGTCGAGCAGGCCTTCGCGGGACGGGTCTTCACCGATCCACTCAAGCAGCCGCACGACTGCGTCCTCGGGGCCGCGCTCGGCTTCCCATGGGAACTTCACCCAGCCTGTGACTTCGGGAGCGTTCGGGGCAAGGAATGGAGGGGCGTGCGGCTTGCGGAACAACGCATCGACGCGGTATCCCTCGGCGGCAAACGGAGCGAGCGTCTTGCCGCTGTCCACCAAGTCGTCCACGACGAGCAGGGTGTCGCGGTCGTAGTGTGCCAGCACGCCGAGCGTGATGGTGCCTTCAGCCGGGGCGATCAGCGGCAGGCCAGTGTAGGCCGCAACCGGGATGCCGCCGCGAGGCACGCCATAGACCATCGTGGCCTGCGGGTTGCGGGCAACAAGTTCAGCGGCGGCAGCACGAACGTCGTGCCACGTTAGCGTACGTTCCACGCCTTGTGCTGCTGCATCGACAGCCGCCATTCGGGATTCTCCTTGATGAGTTGCAAGCACCACTCGACCGCCCGCTTGTCGAGCGTCCAGCCGTCAAACGCCGGGCTGACCAGTTGGTGCGTCGCCTTGCAGGCTGGCTTCGGGACAGCCTGCCCGTAGCCGCGCACGTACTTCACTTCGTCGGCGGTGAGTTGCCGCACCGCGTGTTCGGCGACCTTGGGGCTGACCGTGATCCAGTCGAGGCCGAGGCCGCTCACGTCCTTGCTGCCGTTTGTTTCGATGGCACAGAGGAATCCGGCGACGTGCAGGAGGTCCACCAGTTCGCGGTCCACTTGCAACGCAGGCTCGCCGCCGCTGAACACGATCCATGCCCGGTGGCCCGCGTCGTACCACTCCTGCGGCTTGCCGACCAACGCTCGGGCCTCGTCCATGATCTCGGCGGCGCAGAGTTTGCGGCCCGACGCGAACTCGGTGTCGCAGTCGAAGCCACCCGGCGAGTCGGCGGCCTGCTCCATGCGGCAGCGGAGGTTGCAGCCGGTGAAGCGAACGAACACGCTCATCTGCCCCGCCCGCATCCCCTCGCCCTGCGGCGACCAGAAAATCTCGTTGACCGTGTATTGCTTCATGGCTTCACCGTGACGATGGAGGTGTCGGTCTCTTGGAGGGCCAGCTCGACGACGTTGAGGCCCGTGGCCCGCAGTTCGGCGAGGATATGCTCGGCCATGTTCTCGGCCGACGTTGGGAACGGAACTTCGTAGACGCGGCAGCACGCTCCCGACGCGAGCAGCGAGTCGCGGGCAGGGTCGCTCTTGTGCAGGAGCAGCGAGTGGTCGAGGCGGTCGAGCAGCGGCTTCACTCGTTGTTCAATCTCGTCAAACAGCATGGTGATGCTGCCGTTGCGAGCCTCGGCGACCGTGACCGCGATGCCGTAGCGGTGGCCGTGGATCGACGCACACTTGCCGCCGATCTCCTCGTTGCGGTGGGCCGCATAGAACTTGAAATGCTTGGTGATGGTCATGCGGCCGCCAGCAGTGGGTCGGGGATACCGGCAAACTCAAATGCCTCGGCGCGCTCGGTGCAGGCACCGCACTGACCGCACGGCTTGTCGCCGCCGACGTAGCACGTCCAAGTCTTTTCGTATGGCACCCGCAACTCGACGCCGCGCTTGCAGATGTCGCCTTTGGTCATGTCGATATACGGGGCATGGAGGCCGAGCGTGTGCCAATCGCATAGACCAAACGCCTTGCCCATCGCGCCAACAAACTCGGGGCGGCAGTCGGGATAGATCGTGTGGTCGCCCGCGTGGGCACCGTAGGCCAGCCGGTCGGCCTTACGTGCGATAGCCACAGCCCCCGCAGCAGCCAGCATGAACATATTCCGGTTCGGCACCACGGTCAGTTTCATGCTCGGCTCGTCGTATTTGCCGAACGGCACCGGCACATTCGGATCGCTTTGGCTGCTGCCGGTCAGGAACCCCGACAGGCTCGACAGGTCGAGAACGTCGAACCGCACACCAAGGCCGCGGCATAACTCGGCGGCACAGGCGAGTTCCTTGCCATGCCGCTGCTTGTAGTTGACGCCGATGGCCTCTACCAAATCGCCACGGGCGAAAAGGTCATAGAGCAGGGTGGCGGAATCCATGCCGCCGGACAGGATCAGGACGGTTTTCATTTTGGTTTTCCAAATGCTTACTCTTGTCTCGGCGACACCGTGTCGGGTGTCACTACAGCGAGACGCAGAGTATTTTCCGCCTCTGCTTCGACGGCCTTCATCGCGCCAGCCCACTTCTGTCTAGCACGCTGTTCAAGGTCTAAGTACCACTCGACCTCGGCGCGGAGGTTCTGCTTGCCGCCCCGCCAGTTCAGATATTGCCCGTCCATGCTGTTCCATCTTCCGAACTTGCACGGGCCGATCTCCCAGTTGGTTGCGTCCACCGAGTGCCACGGCAGTCCCATGATTGACTTCTCTGCGCCGAACCCGAAGCCGTGTATTTTCTTTGGCCAGACTCGTGCAAAGCACTGCTGTGCCCACTCGTCCTTGCGTCTGTAGCCCACGGCGCCCCCGAGTGCGATTTTTGGGTAGTCACGGGCAAGCGTCTTGAGGACGTGCTCCGGTTCGCCAACGTGGTAGCACGGGATGGCTTCCACTCCCTGTCTCCACATCTCCTCGCAGTTTTTGATCGACCCCTTCCAGTCACTTATCACGTCCAACGCATAGATTTCCGTGAGCGTCGGGTCACTTTCTTTGAGTCGCTTGCAGGTGTCGATGTAGTCCTGCAGTTTGATTTCCGTTCCCGCGTTGTGGGCTGAGAACGCGCCGGAATCCATCACCCAGTCGCGGTAGTGGAACCTGTGCTTGTTCTTGAGCCAGTTTTTTAGGTAGGCAAAAGAAACCAGCAGCGCCGGTTCCTTTTCCTTCGGGATGCGTTCAAGACACATGCCGACAGCCGTACACGGGTTATGGACGAGTCTCACTCTCACTCTCTCTCTCNNCTCTCTCTCTCTCTCTCTAAGACCACGCCACTCAGCGTCCCTGCCACCGAACGCGAGCCTGACTTGCATGGCGTGAGTCCTGTCCACTGTGCCTGTGGGCCGCAACAGAAAGCGAGCCGCACGTTCACTTGTCGAGGTACTCCTGACAAACCAACTCAATGCACTGCGCGTCGGTCAGCGAGTCGTTCTCGTTGAACTCACGGCACTTGGCGATGGCGGCGTCGATGGTTTCTCGCTGTTCGGCGGTTAGCCGAAGAACGTCCTGCTCTGACTTCTGCTCTTTCGTTGGCATCTCACCGGGCTCCGGCGGCGTCCAATCAGCGGACAGCAGCGGGTCGATGATGTAGTCGGGCCACACCAACGCGGCGAGCGTGTCGTCCTGTTCCTTGAGCGTCCCCAAAAGGGATGCCAACTGCTCGGCGTCCTTCTCAGCCATCGCCGCGAGCGGGTCCAGCGTGGCGAGCAACTTGTCGGCCTCGGCC